TTTTGATGTATTCAATGTCGGTAGTTCCATCATAATCTAAACCTTTTGTAGTTTCGATTTTAGTGGCTGAATCATTTCCTCTAACTGGAACGTAGAAGTCTTCAGTCATGTTTTGAACATTAAACTTCATATTGTAATCACCCGTTTGTTGATCAATGTGGGGTGTTTTTTTCATTTTATTGACTGTGTCAGCCATAAATTGCTCTACCTGGTCTGGTGGAATAGCACCTACATTTACATAGAATACTCTTTTTTCTGGAGCTCTCATTATACGATGAATTAACATCGCATCTTCCATTAACATTAATTGTTTAAATACTTTACGAGCTGGTTCAAGATATGAACGTCCATAAGGTAAATAATTTGAATCTGTTAATAAACGGAAGTGGGCAACTTCATAATTTTCTAATGTGAATTGGTCTCGTCTAATTGTGTTTGTAGCACCTGAAGCTAAACCATTAGGGTCTAATGTAAATTGAACGTATGCTGGATTTTCAGGGTCGGTTCCTTCTTCTCTTACTACCTCATATGTTGATAAAGGTAATACATTATAAACACCAAATTTTTCTGACACTTCTAATTTAAGATAAAAATCACCATACTTACACATGTTTCTAACCCATGTTGCTAAATTAAATTCAATGTTAAGTACATCATAAAACAAGTTATTTAAAACCCGTCTTACATTCTCATCTGATGAATTAATATTTAACACATCACCATATTGGTTCCTAATTGTAGTTTCGTCAGAAATAATGTCTAGGGCAGCAGCAATAATTGGGTCATGATCCATAGCTTCATAATCGCTGTAAAGCTGAAGGCGCATTGACTGATAATTAAGTGTTGGGTTGTATTGTAAGGATGAACCTACAGGTTTGTGTAAACGTGTAAATCTGTCATACAATGAGTTAGATGCCAAATTTCCATATTTTTGGATTTGACCTGAATCCATTATCTTGAGTTGTTTTCCACCAACGTTACGAACTATAACATCGTTTGAAAATAATCTTCTTAATCTTGAAAATAAACTAGTATCTGCCATTATTTTTTATTTAGTAATAAATATTAAAGAAGCCAAGTTATGTCCTCGTCTTTTCCGTCTCCCATGTCCATTGACCAACCAGCACCTTTTTTATCGGTACCACCTGAATAAATAGCAGGAGCACTTCGTGACCAGTTACCTAATGCTGCTTTTGTAATATCTATCCCTTGTTGTGCGAATTTTAATGCTGTGTCTCTTACATAACATGATGTAGCTAAAGACATAACTAAATCATCATTGTACCCTAATTGGGCTTCTGGTCTACCATTTCTCCATATAAATGTACGTAATTCTTCCATTGTACGTTTACATTGAATTATGAGTGATTTTTCTCTCATGTAGGCGTCTAATTTTCCTATTACAAGTGGTCGTGTTTTCAATGACATTGTAAATCCAGGAACCATTTTAGTTTTGTCTACTACATCATATCCTTTTTGGAGGAATGCTTCTGCTGAAGTTGCTCCATCACCCTTAGGTGAATAGTATAAGTTAGCGTAATTTTTATCTATTATTACTTGTATTGTGTTCCACCCTATGTTGGCGTTTTCTACTACAAGTAATGCATTGTTATATTCTGTAGCTATTGAAACTAACATATGACCAAATTCTTTTGTACCTATTTGGGCTTTGAAACTAGCTATTTGCTTACATTCTTCAATGTCCATAATATGGAATGCAGAATAATCTTTACTATCACCACGAGCAACGTCAGCTATGACCATATAACTTCTTGTGTAATCTGGATATTCCCAAACATGGAAATTACCACCCATACCTCTTTTTTCTACAGGATCTTTAATGAATGTTTTTTCATAATAATTTAAAAGATCAACATCCATTACTGTGTTACCGGAGGTTGTGAAATCACAATCACATTCTTGGGATGCCATTCTAACACCTAATTCATCTTCCTGTTTGTCTCTCCATTCTTGGTTTCTTTCTGGATGTACAGTCCAAGGCAATCTGATTGTTGTAAATCCATTGTTACCCTCTTCTGCTTTAACCCACATACGATGGAAAAAGTTACCAGTACCATTAGGTGTAGATAATATCATTGCACCACCACCCGTTGATAATGTTTGTTGTGATGATGCCCAAATTTCTTCTATACGATTTTCTTCAATGAAGGCAGCCTCGTCAATGATTAGAAAAGAAATTGCTTCTGATCTACCAGCATCACTTGCTGCTGACACTGCTTTAATTTGAGATCCGTTTTTGAGTCGGAGGGCTAATTTGTTTTTTTCGACAAAACCAATTTTAAGCCAAGATGGTAATTCATCATACATGAATTTTACCTTTGTAACCAAGTTTTTGGCTGTGTCTTGTTTGGTTGCAATTACAAGTACGTTTGTGTCTCTGTTGAATAGCATTTTATGGAGAGACTTACCTGCGGCTAATGTCGAAATACCTAGCTGTCTTGACTTTAAAATGATATTTCTATCATACTTGTCTAATATTCCTAATGTTTTTTCTTGGAATGGGTACAGATTAAAATTAATTCTACCACGAGTAGGGTGCTGAATCATACAATATTTCTTCATGAAATATATAGGATCCTTAGCACACTTAATGTACTCTTGTTTGATAATCTGTTTTATGTTTTGTTGAGCCATATTATATGATATACATATATTATAAAGAAGCTAGAGTGTCTTTAATTTGTTTGATTCTTTCTTCTGTGGATCCTTCAATTTCTACTACTTTACCGGGCATAGTTTTATGTGATTTTAAAATAGATTTTATTTGCTTGTCTACAGCATTTCTATATCCCAAATCAGTTTCTCTTACACCATTGTCTTCCATTTCTACCCCTTCAGGACTTACATAAAATATAATGTCGTAGTCTTTTATAAGATTCCACAACACCCCATTTATTTGTTGTTTTTCATGATTTTCCATTGAAGAAGAAAGCTTACAAAAAGCCATAACATCGATGATTGTTCTGTCTGTTATAATGTTTTCTTGTAGTAATTCAGTTGCTCTTTCAGCTGCAAATACTAATTGACCTTTTAATGTGCTGTCTGTATTTAATGGGATACCTAAATCGCTTAGATATTTAGAACGTTCTGTTCTAAAATAATAATCCTTAAATTCAGGTAAGTCTCGTAAGGCGTTTACGAGTGTTGTTTTACCAACACTCATTGTACCACATAATCCTATTCTCATATTATAGTCTTGCTGTTCCTCTTAATGATGGGTTTTTATACCATGGTAAACCCGCTCGTTCTTTTCTCATTTCTTTCCAGTCATCTATTGTACATTCAAATCCATGTAAATAGTATTCTTTGATTTTCTTTTCTTTGTTAATCAAAGCTGGACCATCCCAATTGTGAAGTTTAGTAACTCCATCAATAGTAATAACATATGCTATTGTGCCGTCCTCTGGTTTAACTAATTTTCTTGCTTCTGCAAATATGTCTTTTGCCATAATTTAATTATTTAATATTGATTCAGCAACATAAGTTCCTTGTGCTCCTGACACCGTAATTCCACGTGCTGATAATGCATCACCTACGAAATGTACTTCAGGAAACCTAGTTAATGCTAAATTATCGTAATCTACCAATGGTTCTGGTGACAAATATTTTACTTCTGGCATGTAAACGCCCCAATCATTTCCTAATGTTGGAAATACACGTTTCATGTCTTCAATAAAGTCTTCAATGTATAAAGCATAATCACCAATTGCATCATATAAAATGTCCATGCTATTTACAATGTGACATTTAACATAATCTCCTTCTGATGTTTTGGATGGTACTCTATGGCTTGGAGAAAAGAATGTACCTACACCTTCATGTTGTAATTTTTCTACTGCCGCTCTTGACCAGTCAAATGGTTTATCAATGTCTCTAATTTCCATTAAGATACCAAAGTTAGTCATGTCGTTTCTGTATGATGGGTCTTTTTTAGCATGACCATTGTAACTTATATCACCATAAGTGTGTTCAGCTGCTACATAAGCTGCATTGTTGTTTGTACAAAATGAACGTAATGATACACCTTTGTCTTCAAATTTTTGGTATAATTTAAAAT